TGGCATTTGGTTTAGGGAATCCTGCTTGAGTTGTTAAGGAAGTATCTAAAAAGTTTAGCACAGCTTTATTATTTACAGTAGTTAATAAAGAATAATTACCAAAAACTGGAGAAGCTGATCTATAAACATAATAACCAAAAGCATTATTTACTACTTGCCAGCTTAGATTAACGCCTTTGCTTACTGGATCATTTACAGCAGCAATTGGATTAGAAGCTTTGGACTCTCCATTAGCATCAAAAGAGGATATGCAATAAAAACTTGTATTGTTGGCCCCGACTCCTAGATTGCCAATGTTTCCTACGTTTCCTGAGTACAATCTTTGCGTTGTAAAATTTAAATTGCTTGGTGGCTCTAATGTAGATAATATAGTTACTGCCGTCTCTTCTCCGTTGACGTAAATATTTACTTTTGATCCTACTGCAAGATAAGTATTTACTGTAACTATAACATTATAAAGATTGCCAACATTAATTAGCCGGCCTGTAAACCCAGAAAGGATTTCGCTATTTGGAGAAGCGAATCTAAAATATACTCTCCCGTCTTGAATAAATATTAATTGAGGATAGCCTTCGTTTTCTACAAAATAATCTCCATTAACAGAGCTAGATCTTGAAAATAAATAAGCTTTTTCAAATGAAGCAGAGTTTTGCTTGAACCAAAAATCATAAGTTTGAGCAGCGGCGCTGCCTATAGAGAAAGTTTTTGTTTTATTATATTTTAAATTGATGTCTACTAGCCCGCCTTCATTAGTATTCGTTCTGTTGCCAAATAAAATATAAGCATTGCTATCAAACATAGCATTTGCTAAATTAGAATTATTATTTCCCCCTGTTATGTCGATAAAACTTCCAAAAGCAGAGCGAGAAGAAGAAGTAAATTGAGTTGGATGAACCACTCCAGAAAACATCTTTTTATTTTTCTCGAACTGCATGTTCTTATATAGAATATATCCGCCATCTAAATTAGATGGAGCAAGTTGATTTCTTGTTGGATCAAAGCAAACAGCATAAGACTCTGAACTAGTAGTTGCCCCAGATGAACCAGAGCTTCCCGAAGAGCCAACGTTTCCAGAATTGCCAGTATTGCCAGCGTTATATCCTCCGAGAATATTTATTTTACCTCCAAAGTAGCTAGAAGAAACTCTTCTCGAATTATAATGAAGAACAGATGGAGAGTCATAAGGAACTGTAAAAATAGCATACCCATCAAAGCCTTCATTTCCATAATAAGAAAACCCATTAGAATAAGCATTGGACCCCCCTCCAGAATTTGCTGTTGTAGATAAATAAAATTCATCATTTATGTTTGATGAATTAGATTGCAGAAAGACATAAGTTGCTCCTTTATATAAATTAACTGCCCTGCCTTGAACATTGCCAATTAAAAATCCATCAGAAGATCCAGTAGCATAATAAGGATGCTGCGATGTTTTTGCAGCTACAGAAACTTCATAAAAAATAGCATTACCACCAAAATTATTAGTTACAGCAGGGACATATACTTTGTCGCTAATTGTTTGCCAAGTTCCTTTTTTATTAAAATCATAATACCCAGTCACAGTTGCAAAACTACCAGTTAGATTTGGAGTTAGGCTAACTACAGGAGCCACTCCAGTTCTGGGGTGCCCAGTGGCCACATAAACATCAGTAGAATAAGAATAAGTTTCTCCTCTTGTTATTTTTATAGAGAATCCGTGCCTATTGCTAATAGAATCTGTTTGCCCAGAGACATAATTATATTTATATACTGAGTCTGTTGTTTTGTAGTCTCCAGTAGCGTTATCAAAAAAAGTGCCTTGCCCGAAATTGTTGTTATAATAATCTAATTTATAAAAATGCCTTCCTGTATCTGCTGGTTTAATTATAAATCCAGCGTTGCCAGTAGGTTGAGTGAATAAATTAACTGTTGGCTCTCCTTCGTAAGAATTACCAAAAAAATCATAAAGCAAAACACAAGAATTCGCGGCAGAATCTAACGATCCGTAGACTTTTTGCATATTAGTAGTTTCCTGTGTAAATCATAGAGCTAATAATTAACTCCACGTTGTTTGGGTGCATGATTTTAGTTACAAATAAATCTCCAGTTATAGTCCCGTACCCGCTAGCAGGGAAAGAGTAGTCCTCTGTGAATTGAGTGAATAATATTTCGTGCTGACCTCCCGGATTACTATAGTTTCCAGAGAATGGTAAGAGATCTATTTGCTTAAAACCGATTCTATTTGTAAAAGCTTTGCTTCCAGAAACCGTTTGATTATTAGAAGTCAAATCTACGAAGTTGCTGCCAGAAGCAGATAGGGAAGTCTCTAAAGAAGTTACTCTAGAATTTAAATTTCCGCTAACAATAGATATTTGAGAAAATAGAACCCCACTTACTCCAGTGATAGTAGCATTTAGCCCAGCCACCTCTCCACTGATCACTCCACTTACTTCATAATCTAAACCTGTAACTAATGTAATAGCTGATTGGCTTAATCCAGATACTGTAGATAAGTTAGCATTAGTGACATTTAAATCTCCACTTAAAGAAGTTATTTCGCCTTGAAGAAAAGCGCCGGTAGCAACAACAAGATTCGCCGAAGTTCCACTTAGTGAAGTTATTTTGGAGTCTAATATTACTCCAGTATTGCCAAGGTCTCCGCTTAGAGAAATAAAGTCAGGATCAGAAGCTACAGAAGACAAATATCCAGATGGGTTGCCAACTGGATAATAACTTTGATCTGTAACACTTACTACATAACCAGATAGCTCAGGTTGGTCTATCTGCTTAATCCTGATTAGATTAGCCATTTAATAAAATTACACAGAATTATCGGCCTTCTGATAAGATCTTCTGTACGTCTTTAGATATTTTCTTTTGCTTGGTCTTTGCTTCTGATGGAGCTTGGTAAGCTGCTACATGCCTTTGGAACTCTCTCTCTAGTCTAGCAATTAGAATTTCATGATTGTCTGTTGGAAGCATTCCTACCTTCATAGCGTGAGCATGGATGTCGCTCTTATTTAATGATCGAATATAAGATTTATAATCCTCAAAATCATTAGTGCCATATTTAGAAATTCCAGTGTCTCCCCAGATTTGATCTAAAGTAGTTGGTCTACCAGTTTCTTCTTTTGCGTCTATTTGGTTTAAATCTTTGAGCTTTGGTTTCTTAGCCATACAAAAATTATACTATAATAAACACAATAAATCAAATAAAAAACCCGCCGGGTTTCCCCAGCGGGTTTTGTTTAAACCGAACTTATTATACGATGATGCCGGAAAGAGCGCGAGCATCGATACAGATGCGTCCCTCTTCCATTGATCCGTAGAATCCAGCCTTATCGCTTCTTTGTAGGAATTGATCGTCTGGTTGTACGTTGAATTGGCTACCAGTCTCAGAGGTAGTGGCAACAGCGCGGATTAGAGCGCCCTTGGTGTTATCAACGCCAACGAGGATTTGATAAGCAGAAGGATCGAAAGCTACACCGAGAGTAGAGGTCTCAGAGATGTAAGAATCGAAGAGGATGTTGTACTTCTTGGCAAGACCAAGCTCAATCAACTCAACGATGTTTACGCCATAGATCTCTTGCATACCGGCGTTACGATAGATCTCCTCTCTCATTCCGTCAGGAAGAGCGATGGCAGACTCAGTGCTGGTTGAAGAGCTACCGGCTGTTCTAACTCCACCAACAGTGTTTAGTGGGTTATAAGCAAAAGCGCGGATCTTCTCCTTGATCTCTGGAGAAACATATAGATCGGTCAAACCGGTGCTATATGGATCAGCAGGAGTACCACCAGCCCAAGACTCATTGATTCTCTTGACGCGAGTCATGAGCTTGTTGAGATCGTCGAGCTTGAATTGTCCAGCAGTTCCAGCAGCAATGTAGTGCTTGAGGGCAGACCCACCTTGAGGAGTAGTAGAGGCTTCACCAAGAGCCTTGAGCATTACGGCCCAAGCATTACGCTCTTGCTTAACCAAGACTTCTTGAGACATACGCTCAACCAACTTAGCGATAATGTCCAAGCGAGCTTGGCGAGCATATCTCTTGTTGATTGAAACAGCGCTGTCTAGACGATAGGTGGCGATCTTTAGCTCTTGGATAGCAGAAACGTCTTGTGAGGTTGGTAGACCACCAGCAAGAGTTTGCGACCAAACGCTAACGTATCCGTTGTTCAACTCTTGATAGTAAAGATCAAGAGGATAGCTTGGAGAGTCATTCTCGTCGAATGGAGCATCGGTATAGATTTGAGAAGCTGTACCAGCTTGCAAAATAACTCTTTGAATAACAGGTCCGAGGAAAGCGGCGAAAGCTTCTGAAGCTTCGGCAGCAACCAATCTGTTTTTAGAACCAAGAGCCTTGATTAGCTCTACTTGTTCAGGTGTATTTTTTAGTTTAATTCTCATGTTAATTCCTTTGTATTAGAGAGCCAATTTAACGAGGGTTTCGCCATTTGTATCAGCAGCTCCAAGGAACTTACCAATAGCAACGTTAAGAATGCCGCCGCTTCCGGTAGAGGCAGTGATTTGTCCGGTTCCACCAGCGTAGGCAGTGCCACCAGCGCTTGGGGTTCCGAGAACTCCTTGCACTAGGAAGATACCGCGAGTAACTACTGGAACAGCTTGTCCGGGAATTACAGCTTGCATCTCAGCAGCCTTGCGAGGCTTGAACTTGAGTTGCTCGCCATTCTCGTCGACGTCTTTTACGTCATAGAGCATCATTCCAACTGGAGTCTCACCAGTGTTGGAGTATACCACCTTAGCAGTAACACCATAGCGTTGTGAAACAACATTGGTGGGTGATAGCGTTCCAGCGCTTCCGATGAACTCTAGTCCACCGCCAAGCTCAACGCCTGAATCGTAGTTTTTCCATCCGGTAGCGATCTTAACCAAAGTTCCTTTGGTAATGCTGATCGAACCAGCGGACAAACCGGTTGTGTCGTAAGAGAAAAGATTGAGAACGTCGTGCTCATCATAGTCTCTGAAAGGTCTTAGTTTATAAGCCATATTTTATCCTTGTGTTATTTGTTTTTATTTATCCAATTACGAACCCGTCGTAATTAAAAGCTTGTTTATACTTCTCGAAAAAAGTAGCTTCTGAAGCAGTGGAAGTAGCAGCCATTGTTGCTGTTTTCTTCTCTCCTTTTTCAGAGGCCTCATCGAGAACCTCAGAAGCGGTAGCGGAAGATTTAGCCTCTTCTTTCTTTTCTCCCTTTTCCATACCCTTCTTTTTATTCTTCATGAATACTGCCATCTTATTCTTATAAGAGGCAAATGAATCATCATCTAGCCCAGCAATATCAGAAGCAATAACTTGTCTAGACTCGTCGTCTAAATCATACTCAGCGTCAAAAGCGCTCATTCTCTCATTGAATTGCTCATTAGCCAAAATCTTTTGCTTTTCAACTTCAGAAGCCTCTAGGGAAGCTTTAAGCGCGCGGATTTCTTTTTCGAGAGCTTCTTGACCAGCCAAGAGTGTGCCGTATTGCTCTTTAGCTGCTTCGAGTGCTTGTTCAACAGAAACTTTTTCAGCGGCGAATTTTTCGGAAGCTGATTTAAGCTCTTGCTCAATAAGATCAGAAATTTGAGAAGCTGTTGCTTGCTTCAAATTCTCATCTGTGATATCTTTGATGCTTTGAATTTTCATAACGTTATTGTTAATAATAGTATTTACATCTAATTTCTCAATTTTGGAAATATTTTCTTCTGATAGAGCTTCTTTTGCTTCTGCTTTTAGCGTAGCTACTCCTTTAACATCAGCGGCTGGGGTTTCAGTTAACCCAACTCCCAAAGGAACAACATTACCTATTACTTTTCTATAAATAGATTTCGTTTTGTCTAATTTTCCTGATCCACCAAATGCTCTAAGATTGCTTTTTATAGAATCTATTTCGCTTGCGTCAGAAATAAGAGCACCATCTTCTATGTTTTTAGACTCTCCGTCAATCATTACAACATTATACTCATTAAAACCAAGCTCCCAGCTTGCACTTACTGATTGATATTTGTCGCTAGTAACATCGCTAGACTCTTCTATCTTATCAGCAAGATGAGGGTTAGCTATTTTCCAAATTACGCCGCCGAGGGTGATATTAAATGGCCCTTTCAAGTCTTTAACTTGTTCTTCTGTAAGCGAAGCGTCTGACCCAAACTCACTGAACCCGGCAGTTAAAATTACGCCAACAATTTTTTCTCTATTGTGTTCAATATTTATTGGCTTATTAATAAAATCTTTATAAGACGCAATGGCAGTCTCAGTATCAATTACGTCTCCATTTTTGTTTACTCTATTTACTACAGCAGCGTTAAAAGCCACAGGAAGTAGATCAACGTTCTTTTCTGTATCTATATTAGGGATAAAATTTCCTACTTCCATTAAAGAAGCTAATGCTAAATACTTGTCTTTCTCTTCAGAAACCAGTGGTTTAAGAATAGAACTAAATGTTGCAGTATAATTGTAATTCATAATCAAATTTCGTACCATTTTTCAGCGCCAGAATACTCTTCTAAATAAAGTTCATCTGCGTTTTCAAAATCAAAATCTCCGATAGACTCTACATCAATCATTGCTTGAGCCATGTCCTGATCTTCTGGCTCCCAAGAGTCTGACACATCTATAAAATTAGCAGAACCTTTTGCTACGTCTTGATCAGCTTTTCTATATGCATCTTTTACTTTGCCGCCAGACATCATTCTTAAAAACATATTAACTCTAGCCATGGCCCATTGGCCTCTTGTTTTGCCGGGTCTATGAGAAGAGCTAAAAGCTCCAGCTCCTCTTCTATAAACCTTCTTTAGCTGAGATAGAGTGACTTTTCTAGAATGCCTTGCGTTATGTTCTTTTACTTTATTTTTTAAAGCTTCAACAACTTTATTTGAAAAAGAAATTGCATCTGAACTTTTTTTTCCAGCAGATCCGGGATTGTTCTTTTCGGATCCTTTTTTCTTTTCAGACGGCAAAGCTGGAGTTTGAGACGAGCTTCTTGGTCCTGATCTTTTTGCCTCTATCTCTACATTTATTCCACTCGCCTTATTCCTAATAAACTCTGCTTCGGCAGACGAATTATTTCCACCTATTAGACCGATGTCTTTCTTGGTGAAATCAACAAAAAAACCTGCCAATTCAGGGTTTCTGCTCTGATTTCCATTTTCTATTTCTAGATTCATTTTATATAACTATGAATATTACACTTTTTCTGAAGAAATTTGACTATGACTTAGTATAGCTGCTGAAAAAAGATCAACAGAATGCTCTTCTGCAATCTCTAGCAGTTTGTTTATTTTTTCCTGATTGTCTTGCTTGCCTTCGCAATAAGCCTTGATGGTGCAATCCCAATTTAACTTATCTTCATTAATTATAATATTTTGAGCCATTTTTTCTGCTATTGATTTTTGCTCAGTTGTTAAAGATTTTTTCTTGTGTTTCTTTTTGAGAAACTCCTCTACTTTAGAAGCTAGTATCTCATATTCTTTAAAAACGCTAGACACATTCTTCATTGAGTAAGAAGCTAAAGCTGGGGCTTTTTTACTTCCTCCGTTTGGAGATACATTTTTTGTTGACTGTGGAGACTTTGCTCCTTGAGGTCTTCCGGTATTTAATCCTCCAGCAGCACCAGCGCCGCTAGCGACCGGAGCGTAAAGGCCTTCCTCTTTAAGATCTTTAAATTTTCTTTGAGACTCTACAGACTCATCAAATATTGGCAGTCTTCCAGTCTCAATAGCTTGAATTCCCTCTTCAGGAGTAAGAACCCCAAGCTGAACTAATTGAGCAGAAACTCTTTGCCAAACAGAAGCATCTCTAATGTCTATTTCCTCAAAATGAGGAGTAGGAAAATTTTTGAAACCCATATTTTTGCAAAGTCTCTTAATCTCAGGGGCCAAAAAGTCATTTAAAAAGGCTTGACGACCTTGTTCTAGTCTTTGGAAGAAGATGTTTACTTTAATGCTAGTAGCAGAAAACTTTTCATCTCCAATTAGAATGTTATTTAGGCCTTGCTGAATGTCAGTGTTTACTACTTCATACTTTTTAGGATCAAGAATGTTAGCAATATCAGGAATAATGAATTGAGCCTTTGTGGTAAAGTCAGAAACGAGAACTTTTCCTACTGATTGATTTTGGAAAAGAGCTTGCATAGCTTCTATATTCTTTTGATTAATATTTAAAGCGCCGCTCTTTAATTCTGAGCCCATCGTAATTAATAGAACAGCTTGCTGAGTAGTTCTAGTTAATGCCATGTCCATCTTTTTCATTTCTTGCTTCCAGTTAATGTCTTCTAATACTGGAAAGCCCATTGGAACAGAGAATGGTTCGTAGTCTTGCTTCTTGTAAAACACAGCAGATACTTGCTTGGTGTCCAAAGGAATAGTTATATAAGCCCCTGCGCCTGAGTAAGTCTTTCTTTGGATCTTGAGACGATTTTCTTCAGTTAAACTTCTGAGAACTTCCTTATCTTCGTCTGTAGTTGGATTTCTTAGTCTTTGGAGTTCGTAATCAGTCAAAATCTTATAATAGTTTCCATTAACAAAAGAAATATTTCCTCCATATTGAATGTCTGCTGGATTCAATACCATGTATTTAGATGGAAGCTCTAAGGTACTAGAAGCCCCTAAAGATTCAGACCCAAAAACCTGAGTGATCTTTGCTATATCATCTTGCTTTACTTTATAATCGAATCTATAAATAAAAACATTTCCAGACCTATAGTATTCTCTAAAAAACTTATCTACAAAGTTCTCAATATTAATTTTCTTGAATAAGGCGTCTAGGAAATCTCTAGACTTCTTGTTACCGCCAGTAAAATAAATTTTACTACAAGAAAACTCTGTCATTAGATCAATTACATTTCTGAAAGAAGAGAAATTATAATAAGCCTTTTGGCAAAGTATTACAGCATCTCTAACATTAAGAGCACTCTTGTTAGAAACATTGTTAGAATACTTGAAAGGCACTAGACCATAATCAATATTATGAAACCTATCTGTTCTTTCAATGTCGCCAGCCAAATTTCTACGCGCAGGTATGGGAGTATTCTCCCCAGCCGTAGCAGCATAGGCCGTCATCATTGGCTTAATTTCTTGTGTCTTAGGCTTTCTCATTTTTATAAAATCATTAAGTAATTTCCACTACGGAATAAGGTTCCAGAAGGAAGAGATCCCGTTTGGTTTTGGTTTGGCAGGCTGGGCAGCAGCACATATCCAGATATGCCGCTTAGAACTACCGACTTTCTACTAGAGTGACCCAATATTAAAGTATAATCATCAAAAAGCTCCAACATTGGCAACCCAGCAGAATCAGCGACCGCCCATAAAGAACTATTTGCTCCTGTTTCATAATAACTTACGAATGTTCCTGCGTTTCCTACCACAGAAGCGTAACCAGAGCTTGCGATTATTGATATAGAACTAGGGGTGTTAATTCCACTTAGATTTATTCTCTGCGCAGAAATTGGAGAATTAAAAATCTTAGTTCCAGTAAAATTAAAGCCTGCTCCGCTAACAATATTATTGATAACAGTAGCATTTGAAGCAGCAGTAATTTGAGAATTTAGAACTCCAGATACAGTATCGGTATATGTTTTTAAATATCCACTAGCTGTATCAATTTTAGTATTTAAAATTCCACTAGCTCCAGTGATATTACTATTTAAATTACCACTAACAGAAATAATATACCCACTGAGAGCTGTGTCTACTGTTGCTAACGCCGCTCCAGAAGATTGGAGTCTAGTAGAGATTGCCCCGCTTACATTGTCTGTGTATAAATTGGCATTTATTCCTGTGCTCTGAATAGAGTTGGCTAAAATACCAGATACATTATTTATCTTTGTGTCTAAAGTTCCAGTGGCAGAGTTAAGAGCGCTAGAGTCTAAAAAACCAGAAGGATTGTCTAATAATGGATAGTAATTCACGTCTCCAACTTCTATAAAGAAGCCGGAAAACTCAGTTTGATCCACCTGTTTCCTCCTGACTAAATTGGCCATACTATATAGAAATTACACTAAAACATCACAGGAGTAAATGTGAATTGATTATTTTCTACTGTTTGTTTCATTATATCGTTATAACATTTTACTCCCCAGTTAGCCAACATAAATGCAGAATAATTATCTTTTCTTGCTCTTGTAGCTGAAGAACCTCTCTTCAAATGTTGAGGCAAATCAAAATTTTGCATACCTCTAGAAGTGGTAGTATATTCTACTAGAGAGCATTGTTTTTTCGTCTGATAAATAAAGTCGTCTTGGTTTTCTATGAAATCTAAATTACTCCAGTCTTGCCTATCAGCAGAAAATATAAGCTCTCTTGGGATTTTAGTGTCTATAACTTGACTGAAAAACTTTTCATTAGAGCAGGTTCTAGATGCGAATAGAACTTTTTTGTAATCTATGCAAGCTTGTAAAAATTCATTGCCTTTCCTGATGAATCCAGAAGAGAACACTTGATTAAATGCTATCCTGTGTTCCGATAGATTATATTGAGCTCTAGCGCTTCTTAATTGTGCGTCGTACTCTGCCCCTTCAGCGTCCGCTGAGAATTCCAAAGCCTTCACATTTATTTTATTTTCTTTAAAAACATCAGATTGGTTGCAAGTGTCTAAAAATATATCTGCGCCTGCATTGTCGCTTACTATCATAACAACATTAAAGTAAGTCATTAGATATCCAAAATATTTAACGTGGTTATTTAAATTTCCAAGCCCAGCATAAGTATGAACTAGTATTCCTACTCCAGTCTCTTCGTCTAGCTCCATCACCGCCATAGCAAAATAGTCTGCATTTGGGCTATCGCTCATGTTTGGGTCAATTCCAATAATATATTTTTTATTAGTAGATCCTTTAATCAGCGTATGAGGAAGCTCATCTTTCAAAGTACACTCTTCCATTTTCTTAGCGCTAAAATAACTATCAGA